CTGATACTGCAATGTATAATTATCTATTTGATATGTCAATAGCGCAAACATACGCTTCATTAAATCGGCAGACAATTATCAATCGTATCTCCCATGCATTGGGCTGGAAAACTTCGTCTACCATCGAAACGGTGCATAATTATATCAACTTTGATGACCTTATTATTCGTAAAGGTGCCATATCTGCACATGAGAATGAAATAGTAGTTATTCCTATGAATATGGCTGACGGTATATTACTTTGTCGCGGTAAGGGAAATCCTGATTGGAATTACTCTGCACCACATGGAGCCGGACGTTTATTCTCCCGGTCTTTTGCCAAAGAGAAATTATCAATGGAGACATTCAAAGAAAGAATGGTTGAAGTATATTCTACATCCGTATGTGAAGGAACAATAGACGAAAGTCCTATGGCATACAAAAATACGGATGAAATCAAAGAGCTTATTGAACCTACCGTTGATATAATTGATACGATTCGACCATTGATAAACATTAAGGCTTTATGATCGAAAAAAATGAGTTTCCTTTCTCTCTTGGTGGTTACGGCTGGCAAGAAGAATACAAAGGTTTTGATATTGTTGTACACGTACAAAAACACAAAGGAATATCCGCTTACGCTTTTTCTTCTGAAAAACGTATCGTTTGGCAAGAATCAAAAACTTTTGGAGATAAAGAAGAGCTATTCCAATGGGGACGTAGTGCCATTGACCGACATCTACAATTTCAAAAAGAAGAGACTGAAAGAAAGGCGGTTGTAAAAGCTGAATATTACATAAAGAAAGGAAAGGAAGCTGCACTTAAAGCCTTTAGTAGTGCCATGTATTTTTCTAATATTGAAGGAAAAGAGTATGAAGAGGCTTTAGGCTTCTTCCAATATGAACTTGATAAACAGTTTGGTAAACTGAAATGAAAACAGCCGATATTATTAATGGATTCTGTGAGCTTGTCTTCCGGGATAGAAAGGGAAACAAAATATACCCAAATGTTTTCGTTGAAAAATGGGAAGCCGACCTTTTAGAAGTTACCCGGTCACGGCTCACTTATGAATATGAAGTAAAAGTCAGTAGGTGTGATTTCCACAAAGATAGTAAGAAGCAAGATAAAAATGGGGACAGCAAATTTGATAACATTTTGGCTGGTGGACGTACCAACTACTTCTATTACATAGTTCCTGATGGACTTGTTAAGCCAGAAGAAGTTCCTGAATTTGCCGGACTAATTTATGCTATCAATGGAACACGCCGGGCAGATGGATATACGGAACCTATTATTTATTTCCATGTAGCCAAAGCCGCTCAAAAGGTATCCTCTACCAAAGCTGACAACAAATTCATTGATAAACTTAACCTATCAGCATATTATCGTTTCCACAAACTTCGTAGGATCAATTATTTAAAGGAAAGTAAAAATGGATGATAGAAAAATGATGGAAGAACTGGGCGAAAGACTTTGTGATTTCTGCCCTTTAGAAGATTGGGAAAAAGGTTCACACTTATATCCAAATGGTTATAGTAGCTGCGAAGGGAGTAAATGTGAAGATGCTCTTGAACACTATCTTGAAGAAAATGAGATGGAAGAAGATAATTCTAATGATGTAAGCAATGAAAACGATACAGGAAGTAAAGAACGCTAAAAAAAAGCTGGAAGAAGATATTTCATCTCTTATTTCCCAATTTGAGAAAGAGAATGAAGTATCGGTTTCTTCGATGGGAATGGAAACCGTTGGCTTTTGCAATGGTACCGGGCTTAATGCAGTGTGTGTTGAGGTAAAAGTAACTGTGGAATTATAACATTAATAGTATGAGCAAAAAAATCAAAAATAAACTCCCCAATTATGATACACAGATTTGTGTATTCAATACATTTTCTTCATGGGTGAATCATGCAAGTTCATGGTTGCGTGGGTACAGAAGCAGCCAAATTGTTTGTTTGGATACACAAAATCGCACATGCGAAATTGGTGCAGATTTTATGAGAGCCGATCAAGAAGGTACTTTTCCTATAAAAGTTTACGAAACCATAAAACACTCGAAGTAATATGTTTGAAAATGACAATAGATTTAAAGAGGCTGTTTCCCATTTCGGTGAAAAGGCTTCCTACCAATGGCTTGGTCTAAATGGAGATGAATGGATAAACCAATCCAACAAAACTATTGACGTTGATTTCCTTTCTGATTTAAAGAAGGGGAATATACGCAATATCAAATATCAAAGTGTGCCAAAACCTATCAATAAAACCAAATGCTTAATTGATATTTCGGAGCTTCGTATCGGTAATCTCGTAAAAATCAAGACTTCCAATGATGCCTCCTACTATCCGATATATGCCATTGACGGTATGGGACTGAAGGTTGTTTTAGGTGGCGTGAGACAATGCGAAGGCTGGAAAGACATTAGCCTGTTGAAACCTATCCGCATTACTGAAACTCTATTGGGAAAACTTGGATTTCAATTCACTCCTGAAGGAGATGATGCTTACGAACAAATATGGCGATCAGAAGAAGGATTTGAAGTTTGGGAACACTCTAAAGGTTTTAGCTGTGACTTAATGGATGGTGATGTAAAATCACTGCATCAACTTCAGAACTTGCACTTCTTTTTAACTCAAAAAGAATTGTATATAAAATGAACATCGGAATATTAGCAGTTGATAGTAATTTTCCCAATCTCGCGCTCATGAAGATAAGCAGCTATCATAAAGCACGTGGCGACAATGTGGAATGGTATAATCCTTTATGTTCATACGATAAGGTCTACATGGCAAAAGTATTCAGCTTTACACCGGATTACGGCTATTACATCAATGCCGATCAAGTCGAGAAAGGAGGTACAGGATATGACATAAGTAAGGTTCTTCCGGTAGAAGTTGATAGAATAGTTCCCGACTATAACCTGTATAACATTGATAAGAATCTGGCTTATGGCTTCCTTACTCGTGGGTGTCCTAACAAATGCAAGTGGTGCATAGTTCCACAAAAAGAAGGCAAGATAACTCCTTATATGGACATTGAAGAAATAGCAATTAATAACCGGAAAAATATAATTCTGATGGATAACAACGTACTTGCATCTGATTACGGTTTACAACAGATTGAAAAGATTGTCTCCATGGGCGTACGAGTAGACTTCAATCAGGGATTAGATGCCCGCTTGGTTACGGACGAAATAGCCCGGCTACTTGCAAGAGTAAAGTGGATGAAGCGCATACGGTTCGGCTGTGACACACCGGGACAGATTGCCGAATGTGAGCGTGCCACAGCTTTGATTGACAAGTACGGATACAAAGGCGAATACTTCTTCTACTGTATTTTACTGAATGATTTTAAGGAGTCGTTTGAGCGTGTCAATTATTGGAAGAACAAAGGAGGTAGATTCTTACCTCACTGCCAACCTTACCGCGACTTAAATAATCCGCATCAGATTATACCTCAATGGCAAAAGGATTTAGCCGGATGGGCAGATAAGAAGTGGATTTTTAGAAGTTGTGAATTTAAAGACTTTATTCCACGAAAGGGATTTAAGTGTAGTGAGTATTTTTATAACAATTAGAGTAAAACAAATCAAAAATGAACATACTAAAGTTTATTAGCAACTTATTCTATGACAAAGAAACCTATTTTGGTTCTCGTTGTAGCGGTTACGGCTGTTATCCATCTTTCAATGATGCAGGAATTAAGAAGCCTTTTATGTACCGACTATTAAAGGCTGGCAAAAAATGTGGCGGGTGTTCTGACTGTAAAATAGAAAAATAAATGGAAGAAAGAAAACTAAATTTCACAAGGAATGAAGACCCTACAATAGTAGAGGATAAAGACGGTAAGATAGCTAAAAAGATAGAAAAGATTTACAAAGATATTTGTTTTAATCTTGGATTTTGTTACGAACAGCTAAAAGAAGGAAATCTTACAGAAGGAATGAAAGAAACACATCTTTTTTTAACAGAAGGATATGTACTTAACTTTCTTGACGAACTTGGTTATGAAGGTGTTCTGAAAAAGAAAAAAGACGAAATGTATTCAGATATACGGTCGTTAAATAATGAAAATAGAGAACTTCGTAGACAACTTGGAGAGAAAGTATCAAACGAAGATGTTAGAGAAAAGTTGAAAAATATTTCTAATATCATAAAGAAATGGTGGAATATATACGGATTTGGACACGTTAGTGATATTTCATATACAGAGTATGGAGCGGTAAAACTGATTTTAAGCGGTTCGATTTGTCATGCCTATCGTGATGATACCCAAAAAGCCCCCACCGATGCGGAAAAGGCAGAGTATCTTGTTAAACTTGGTTTTAAAATAAGTTTAAAAGACCGAGGTAATGTTTTGTTTACTGATGGTAACTATATTCTTTTAGATAAGATGCTTAAAGAGAAATACCCAAGTTCTACCATTGCCAATATAAGAGGACACGAATGGGGTAATGAATTATCAATGAGAGAAATAGAAGTTTATATTCACAATTTAGACGACTTGAAGAATGAATAGTAATATGAACTATAAAATACTGATAATATGTACGATTCTATCTTTGATATTAGGGTGTTCCTCACCGAGAAAGTATAAAGAGAATCGTTTTACAAGACAATTTCAGAAAGCAGATTCATTGTTTAATGAAAAGTACGGATTATAACATTCTACAAATGGGAAATAATAGATTTAACGGAAAAGCTATATACAATCCGTCCGGCAAAGCTGGCGAGTATAGCGATTGGGCTTGTAATTTTTATACAGGATGCTCCAATAATTGCGATTATTGTTATTGCAAGAAAGGTGTAATGTCCCATGTGTGGAGTGATACCCCGAAACTGAAGAAATGTTTCAGAGACGACGAAGAAGCCATATCCATTTTTGAAAAAGAATTGTTGGCAAATCTTGGAGAACTTCAGGAACATGGATTATTCTTCTCTTTCACAACTGATCCCATGCTCCCCCAGACAATAGACCTGACTGTACGTGCAATCAAAATATGTGTACATCATAGTGTCAATGTAAAAATCCTTACCAAAAGAGCTGATTTTGCCGAAAAGTTCTTTCGTCCTCTTTGTAGCAAAAGCGCATTGAATGAGAATTTGATGCACATAGCATACACACGTCACGTTGCATTTGGATTCACATTGACCGGACATGATGAACTCGAATCCAACGCTTCAAGCAATTCAGACCGGATAGAAGCCATGAAGATACTCCATGAAGGAGGATATAAAACTTTTGCGTCCATTGAGCCTATTATAGACCTCGAAGGTAGTTTGTCTATGATAATCAGCACTGTTGGCTTTTGCGATTTATATAAAGTCGGTCTGTTAAGTGGGAAAAAGTATAATTGGCGAGAGTTACGAGGATTTATGCTTGCTTGTACTTCTTTAAAAAGTAAGTTCTACTTCAAGGATTCTTTCATAAGTCAGGCTGATTTAGATAGAGCAAATCTCCCACAAAGTTGTGTTGGAAGAGATTATGATATGTTTAAAATGTAAAAGAAGTAAAGTATAAAAAACATGTACGAAGGATTAAAAATAAATTTCAGCCTATGGCATATTGTAGGCGGTATTTACGGATACAATAAATTGATAAGACTTCCTCGAAAACAAAAGAAAGCATTAAAGAAAAGTCTTTTGCAGGATATTTTTACGGTAGATAGAAACTACCTAAAAGAGTGTCCAAAGCCTAAAAAAATGCCAATATTTAGTTATAAACAATTTAAAAAATGAATTATATAATTATTTTCCTGATAATATTTGTGATAGTATTATTGGTAGCTGGTGTGTTATTTCTCTTTAAGTTTTTAGAGAATCTACAAAATCAATTCTCCGCATTTCATCAAATTCAAGACCTATACTACAAAGATTTGGTAGATAAATTAAGACTATTGCGGTTTGCGGAGATTGTAAGACTACGGGATTACTGCACTCAAAATGAGATGTATGAAAGGGCTAAAGAGTTTAACGACATTTTAAACAAAGATTTTAGTGACATTTTACCAAAGAAGTAATATTATGAAACTTAGTAAGAAAGACCTAAAGCGTATCGAAAAGTCTGCTATTAAATACAAGCAATTCTACGAAACTCCCAACCATGAAATAGACGCAATAGTTCAAGAACTGATTGATTCATCAAAGAACATGCCTAAAAATATGACGAAGGAAGAAGAAATATCCTACATATTGGATGGAGATAATGGAGATAACAATTTGGATAAATTGAAACAAATAATTGAAGAAGAGGAAGGTAACAATGCAAAATAGTTTGAATGAAATCGCAAAGAAAGCGCATGACTGCGCTGTTCGCCGTGGGAAGATAAGTCTTATAGACGAAGAAAATAATTTCCACCGTGATTTACTGAATGAAGTTGCAGAAGTGTTCAATGCTGAAGGGAAGAAAAGCTCGCACATTGAGCACTTCTCTGATTTTGAAGAGGAATTGGCAGACGTAATACTTGTAGCCATGAGCACTCTTAATCATTTCGGAAGTGATATAGATGCTCTGATAAAAGCAAAAATGGACTTTAATCAAATAAGGAATGATTAATGAGTATAATACAATGGATTATAAGGGCAATCGAAATGGTTGCCCTTATTTGTATCCTTAAAGTAATAATCAAAGATTTAATGAACGTATGGAAAAACAAATAAGCCGGGATATAGCGGAGAATGTCACACTTACTGCCGTTTACAATATACTATTTACTAATGATGTTGTTTGTGGACTTGTGGTAGATTTCATAAGCCAACTGAAGAAATCACCATATTACCGTTTCAATGTGAAACAACAAGCCAAACGCATAGAGAATGAAATGCGGAAATATGAAAAGCGCATTGCCGAGATTTCCGGGAAACGCATCTTCTTCATGGCGGACGCTAACGAAGTTATTTCTGAAGAGTTACAGCCTGATTTACTGAAAATGGAATACAGCATCAAATCAGAGTTTGACAAACATAAACTCAAAGATAGTGCTCTCCTTGCAAAAATGGAATTGACCCGGTGCATGTGCGAGTTATCTTGTTTGTCGCTTGATAAACGAATAGAAGAAGCAACTCCATATAATCAAGATGTGAAAAGGCTTACTTATCTTCGCCTTACAGCACTTTTCAGCTATGTTGATGGATTATCAAATATTCTCTATCAAAGCAAAGAATACATCAACTTGAACGAAAGTTCTAATTGCAAAATGGCAATGCAAATCATACAAAGAAAACTGACGGATTGTAACATAATCAGCCGGGCAATCAGCACGTCAGACAAATTGAATCCGGCTGTGTAACTTAAAAAACATATTATAATGGAAATTAGCGGGAAAATAATTGTAGCACTTCCAGCGCAAGGCGGAGTTTCTAAAGCCGGGAAAGAGTGGTCGCGCCAAGATTATGTTATCGAGACAAAAGAGCAATATCCTAAAAAGATAGCTTTCTCTGTTATGAACGATAACATTATGAATTTTGGATTAACAGTCGGTCAAGAAGTAGACATTCACATTGATATTAATGCGACTGAATGGAATGGTAAGTGGTATAACTCAATCACATGTTGGAAAGTCATTGTTCGCAATCCGGGTCAGCAAACGGCACCCAGTCAGCCAAATTACGCTACGGCACCGCCTCAACAACCGACTCCCCCACAACCGACACAACAGCAAATGTTCGATAACGACAATAAGGATGATTTGCCTTTCTAAAAAAGTAAAAGGGTGGTTACTATTACCACCCGCTACTTCTCAATCTTTATAAATTCATTGTATGTTATCCGTGATCGTGGATTATGGTTCACTATTTTCATCCGATACCCCTTTGTACCCCACCGGAACCATAAGAAATGATGTTTATATTCCCGATTCACTACGGTAGAAAGACTATCTGATGTCTGATAGTTAAAATCTACTGTATCAGACCTGATGCAACCGTTAAACTCCGCCCACCTATCCGCATAATTGAAGCAGCTATCTTTCAGCACAAAGACAATACTATCTTTTGTTACCACTTTCGTGTGAGCTATATACTCTACCTGTGATGGCTTTAATTTCAACTCCTTAATCAATTTTGCATCAGCTTCACGATACTCCTTCAGTTCTTCGATAGTCAAGCGAAGCTGTTTACTTTCAGCCACGTTGAGGCTATCCCTCACCTTATAAGTTTTCAACTCTGAAAACAGTGCCTCAACATTCCCGGACTGACGTTTACTTTCAATACGCTCCTTCTTCAATAAATTGGAGAGGCAAATGATAGCGGCAATCAATACCGCTATCACTATTCCTATTGGTAATTTGCTTTTCATTGTTATGTTGTATATACAGATTTACCACTTTCAGCTATCACTATCCATGCACCATTACAGAATCCATATATTTTCCCGTCATTGGCTGGCATGTCAGGAATAGTAGCAAGTTTTGTTCCGTTTTCAGTTGCTTTTGCCAAAGCAGAAGACGCCGTTTTCTTTGCAGAGTCGGCAGTCGTTTGCGCAGTGCCAGCCTTTCCATCAACGGCAGCAAGCATCCCGGTTAAGGTCTTCTCATTCGTTACTCCTGCCAAGAAATCCTCAATCTCCTTAAATGTATCAATAGCCGTAGTCGCATCTACACCTTTAACCAGCGTATCTAATGCTTGCTTCACACTATTGATAGACTGTTCCAGTTTTGATTCCTCTGTCTGTGCCCTTCCACTTTCAACAAACAAATCTTGCTTACTTGCGAAGCTCCCTTGTAGGTCTTCCAACAAAGATGATGTTGCCGGAAGTTTATTAACTCGCACTTTGATATATTGACCGGGAATTAGATAATTCTCATTCATATCACAACAAGAACCAACATTAAGATTCTCCTTAAACGACACATAACTATGCCCGGTAGAACTTTTCAGTAGTACTACCCGGTTGTCATTTGTATCATCAAAAGTCAGGTTAATAGCAATGTTCCCCGACACCTGAATCGGCTGGCTCTCAAACCACCCGTCTTCCACTTGAATAAAATTTAGACTTATCATACAGTTCTGTTTTATGATAGTTATTATATCAATTCCCATCCTTTCCTAACGTCTTCCATATTAGCCGGAACGCCATTCTCAACATAGCTCATAGCAGAAACTATCGCAATAAGCTGTTCTTTATTGTCTCTACGTAAAACAGTATGTCGGGATACCCCTGAACGCCGTTCTACTGTGGAAATATACGATTCTGTATTATTCTCACATGGCGGTGCCCATCTCATTATGACATCTTCAAGTTCGTTTGACACTCCATCTTTATCAGTATCATACTTGTTCAAGATGTATGTTTGGAGAGTCTTAAAAGCAGCCCGGTATCCGTATGCCATAGACGTGAATTGAAAGAAGCTCTTATCTGTTTGTGTTGCAGATAAGCCCTGCCATTTTGTGCTATTCTTCCTAATATTCAATGGATTGTTATTTCGTAGTCCTCGTGTCATTTCTGTTCCTCCTTATTTCCTTTGTTATTTTTATTCATAAAATCATCAACTGCATGTATCATCTTGTCAGGCTCGTTTTTATGCTTTGCTATTTCAGCAGCAAGTATGGCTACTTGTCGATAGTCGTCCTTCATTTTATCTTCTGCCTTTTCATAAATGCTTTTGACTTCTATGGCACCGAAAGCGATTGCACCCAACAATGTTACTAACGGGAAAATCGGGATATGCCAATCATAATAGTTGTCCAAAAACCAAATTCCCCCCATCTGCATACAATCAACGAAGGTCAAAGCCAATAATGCGTTATAGTACCGTGCGATTTTATCAACGGTTTTTCTAAGCATATAACTCGTTCTTGCTTCACCTCTTTGTTTAGCTTTTCTGTATCCACTCCATAAATCTGCCCCGATCAGCAATAATACAAGCATGTAGATGCCAAATAGCATCCATGCAATTACAAATAATTCATTCAATTCTTTCATTGTTATCCTGTGTTTGTGTATAATATTATTTACAATGAATTGTAATATTGTGATTCTACATAATTATAATACCCACTACTTGAAATTTTTCCTTGTAAAGTAAAATCTGAAGTATTTACAATCCACCATTCAATCCTATTAGACCCTCCAATATCATTACTTATTCTCGCACTTAAATGCAAACGCCGAGGAAAAGAGCCTATTTTAATTTGTTTTACTCTCATGCCATTGTACATAAAAGGATATGTACCATTTTCTCCACTAATCATTACTGCTCCCGGATTACCATAAAATATCATTTCAGAATCGAATCCATCTAAATCAGTGGAAGTTGGCAAAGTCATATAATGTGTATCGTTTCCTGTATTTTTGGTAAAAACAAAATTCAACCCAGTTGTAAGGTCTGCTTTGAAAGATTCTGAAGTATATTTATCTAAACTAACTTTACGATATATTTTTTTTATACCCACTTTAAAAATACCTCTTTCACAAGTCAAATCACCAGCTTCATTCCAACTGATATTTCCATGCGCTAACTGCCCGTTACCCGCCATTCCGAAATACACAGAAGCATTATTAGGCGTTTCCCCTCCGACCCAAAATGGTATGTCTCCACCAACGAGTCCTGCTACAATAGTTTTTCCATCAGGCTTCATAATCAAAAGCTGATTCCCCTGCATAAACCGAAGAATAGCATTTTGAGCCATAATTAATGGAGTATAAACAGGCTGAAGAGTATTAAACTTCTGCCAATATGTTGTGTTAGTAACCGGAATAGAAGAACTGGAAACATGTGTCTTCAAGCATTTATAAGCGTTGAAAGTATTAGCACCAGTTGTTACAATGGCAATATCCAAGTACCGAGTACCGGAAATAAGAGCCTCGTCATTGCGATACTCTACGCCAGATGCCCATTCAGATTGCCGAAGGATGCACCCCTGTAATCCGTCTTCTCCCTTCTCTCCATCTTTACCATCATTGCATATTTGAATAGTCTTCTTATCTATTATTGCTTCATTCTTTTTAAGAGTAAAATTTATATATGATATTTTATCATTCGGATATACTTTAGTGGTAGGATTGATAACTGTGTCACCATCAGAACCATCATCCATAGCATAACTTAATCGAAGTCCTTCGGTAGATAATGCGGATGCAGTAGTAAGCATAATAAGATTATTGCCTTGTATCTTCTTAATAGAACAAGTGACAAAACTTGGAGAAAACACATTGTCATTGGAAAAATTGATAATTTGTCCACTTGGCATCAGTTCATAGAGAACCGCGTCCTGCCCATTATCTCCGTTTTTGGGTTTTCTTCTTATTATTATATGTCCTTGTATCTTCATTCTATTACAATTTTGCTAATACTTCATTTGCTACTTCTTTTGCGCGTTTACGCCATGCCTGAAAATCAGAATATTCCTTTAAATATTCAGCGCGTTTTACTTCAGTTAGTTCACTCGTTTCATCTTTGGCTTCTTCATAATTGGCGAATACGGCTTCACGTCTATCTGCCGAATAGCGGTCAGTTACAATAGCACTGACAAGCTCTTCATACGTTCTCCCGCTTGCATTTACATTCTCACAAACCAACTGTTCACGCTTTTCACCTTCAACGGTAATTTCGTTTTTGGCATAATCAAAGAACAATCGCACCAAACTACCTTCCACTGTAACTTGTACACCTTCGGGCACCACTCCATTAAAATCACTGTACGCTTTCATTTTTACCTCCTTTTAAATTATTCATCAAAATAATAAGCACTCTTTCCTTCACGAAGTGCACGTCTTTTAATAATCACATTCTCCACCGGGAAAATCTTATCGCCCGTTTCTTGTTCCCGTAGCCTTGCTTGATCGAGCACATCTTTCAGGTTAAAGCAATTTGTTATGAACTTGTATTTTGCACCATTCATTTCAAACAGTACACAATACCTTCCGTCTCCCTGTGAAGTCTTCACGTTTGTTTCAAAATCCAATACCTTAATGGGAATATTCAAAATTTCCATTAATCTCATTTCCGAAACATCAAAGAACTTCTTTCCGTCCTTTGTCTTTTCACTTTGTTTGATTCCTTTGTCAGCAAAACTCATATCATTATCTGTTATTGTTTTCCATAAATTTCGGCAATCTCCCCATTTACACCATCCCCAGTATGATGCACGGATTTGTTGCTTACGTTTACGGCTCTTTATTCGTTTATCTTTTCGCGCGAAGGTTTTCTTCATGTTCTTACGAAGCCTTACATTGTCCGGTGTAAAGCAATATCCCAAGAAGCTAATCCTTCTTCCTCTTACTTCTTTTTCGCTTTCTATGTTTTTTGTTTTCATGCCTAACTTCCGTTCCTATTGGAGAAATACAACTATTCCCTTTCACAACCAATCCATATTCTGCACTTACCCGGTTATATTCCCGAAGTAGGAACTTAGCTTCACCTTTTGTCCGAGCAAGCATCACGTTATCATCACAATACCGATGCAAACATTTGACCTTATACTGTTCTTTGAACTTGTGGTCTATCGGGCTTACAGCGAAATTTCCGAGTGGTTGGCTTGTGTATGCTCCAATCGGTACACCTCTTTTTCCGAAGTTCTTCATTTTCCAAAATTTCAATTAACTCTTCTCCGCTATCATAACTCAATAATGCAATCTCAATCAGCTTTATAAACTTCTCGTCTTTGAATTTCCGGCGAAGCGCATTAAGCAATACTTCATGTGGAATACTCTGATAGAACTTTTTGAAATCGGTCTTTACAAACCATTTATATTCAGGATACCTACGTAGAAACATCTTCATGCGCCTGACTCCAAAATGCAATCCCTTTCCTTTTATACAAGCACTCGTATCAAGAATGAGGTTCTTATAAAGCTCTTCCCCAATTACCCTCATTATGGCATGGTGGAGAATACGCCACGGGAAATAGCTTTGTTTTGCAATATCCCTTCTCTTCCCCGCATCACTGACAACCGTCATAATACTGAAGTTCGGGTCAGGAAAGTTCAGCGTTAATATCATTTCCCTTAAAGCCTCTAAATCATCTTTGGCGTGCTCGTTGTGACGGCGGATAAATCGGTTCTTCTTTACCTTTCCATCCTGCGCATCTCTATCCGCTTCCCGAAGATTATCCATATCAGCAATCTGTTCTATCAAAAATCCTCTTCTCTTAGTCATTACCTTCTATTTAAAATTTACACCATACTTTTAATTTTGTCTTCTTCAGACCTATTTCAATTATTCCGATATTGCAAGTCCATTTTGCTTGCTTGAATAATTTGCCCGGAGCTTTCGAGAATAAACCTACTAACGCCGCTTGTCTGTTTTCGCAAGATGAACAGACCTTTCCGCACGTGTTTTTTTGACATCGTAACTTACTGGTTACTACGCTGCAACCATAATATTGCAGGGTCATGGTTCAGGGAACTCGCAGATTTCTCCACGATNNNNTTACCGCCCCAAAAGACAAGCTCTTGTTCCCTTCCGCCAACCGTCCACCCCTGTCGGGTGCGTCACGCTATTCGTAATTCGAGAACGTGACGCTGTGAACGGATTTTGTAACTATTTGTATTTCAAAGAACTAAGTTTCATTAATTCGTTAAGATGCCATCAATTCAGCACCCGTAACAAATGTTAAATTCCCATAATAAGCAAGGCGAGAGCCGACAGCCGCAATCGAGTACGACCACGCGTTAGACGAGGACGCATACGCCAAGCCGCAGTACGCACCGTCAGACGCATTACCGCCCCAAAAGACAAGCTGCCCAGTGTTGTTAGCCCATGAATAATCAGCCCAATATGAAGTACTTCCTCCGCCAATCTTTGCCGGGAAAATATCGAAGTTATCCCCAGCCATAATTTCCTGTACATACCCACTTGTTGTTAAACGGGTTGCTTGTCGGTATTCCCCGTTAGGGTGAGTAGATACTTCAGCAGTAGTTGGAAGTCGGTTGCCTTTATAGATAAAGATTTCGGTTCCGTCTTGTGTATCATTTGCAGAGTTTCCACAATATACCCCTTGTATATCTTCCCATTGCCATCCATAAGGGTCTTCAATACCCATCATGTTTACACGTGAACAATTCACACCCGTAATGCTTCCATTCACTAATGAAATGCCAATCTTTCCCCAGTTATCACCAAGACTTTTGGTAGCTCCGGTTTTCAATGATGCCGCAGCCCCCCATAAATCCAAGTTTGAGCTACCACTAACACCGTACCCCAGTTTTGCTTGAATATTGGTATCTCCATATTCAGATAATCCAAGCATCATAATAAGTTTACGCTGATCGTAGTCAGTCAGTCCCCAGTCTTTACCATTCACTTGTGCTGCACTCCAAAAGGCATTGATAGTCTTACTTCCTGCCGGAGATACCCCGGAACGGGAAACAAGCGCACTGCCTGACATAGAACCTTTATACGCACCAATACAGTTGTATTCACCACCATTGGCTCCACCAATATAATGTCCACCGATTGGATACATGCTTAACCATAAATAAGGTATTCCGCTTACACTATCAGTCTTAACTAAAAAGTATAAACGCGGAGAAATGAACATTACATGTCCTTTGGATTCGTCAAGAGCAGTACCGTCAGCAAACACTCCTGAATTAGTCGGAGATAGTTTTGAGGCTTTCCCCGCATTATTAACGAGATAACGTCCACTCATTCGTTTGTATTCAGCCCATGCAGCCGTATTTCCTACAACTCCATAAGCAGTACTACTCTGAACTTTATGCTTTAAAGGGATACCCCATGCGACTTGTCGCAGAAGTTGTTCATTACCTGTATTAATTGCGTTCATCAGATTCTCCAATGAAATACGGCGAACGTTTCCGTCAATCTCAACGAGTACACTATTGCTTCTTAGCATAGATTGTACTATGGTTTCACTTCCTAAAGTTTTTGATGCCATAATTTTGTATTTGATTAATTATTAATTGAAGTTACATTCTGCAACTACATCTACGTCATACAGATTCCCGTTACGATCTGTTTCAGTTGTTGTTACTGATATGCTGTTCGTAGATGAAGATTTCAGACTCTTCCAGTTTTCCTTATCCATTATATTCATTGTCCATGCGGCAGACGAAGGGGAATATGTCGCTCCGGTAGTCATATTGACAATTTTTGCACTAACAGTTACCGGGCTACCTGTATCCACCTCTTTATTGGCTGAAGAAATGTAGCACACAACCTGAAATTCATCCGCAGTATCAATAATACGGATACCCGAACGTGCCAAAGGCTGTGAGTCACTGGAAGACTTGTACACTTCAGCAATGAACAGTTGAGTACCATCAACATCACCTCTTCCGACAGTAATAGTTTTTTGACCGTTTTTATCTGCCCATGCCGCCGTGTCTTTATACCATTTCACATAGTAATCCGATGCCTCATTTGCTCCAAGATATAATTTTGTCTGCAATGAAGTTGAAGTAACCTTACTCGTTAGCTGTTCAGTTGTAGCGAGAATAGCAAGATAATATGAACTTGCACCTATGTTTTGAATTACGATAGGCAAATCCTTTGTCAAGTTATACTCTACTCCGGCAACCGTAGCCACACACGAATAAATAAGAGTATCCCCGGCAATATTGGTCTTACTTGCTAAATTGGCAATAATCTTAATAGCTCCGGTAGTAGTGTTCATTTGAAACTTTCCGGTGCTATCAGCCTTCCATCCGCTACTTTCCGCACCACTAAATTTTAATGCCACGCCATTGTATGTCCAAGTATGGTTTGACAATGCGACTGCCAGCCCATGCGATGAAATAACCTTCGGAGTTCTTATCGGTTGGTTTGCTGCTTTCGTCCAATCCGGCGATACGACTCCACTTTCAGAATCTACGCCCTGAAACAGAGGTATTCCGTTATTATCAAAACTAAGTGTCAAGCTATCATTCGCTCGTAATCGCTTGATGGTAATACTATTTTGGGCACTGTAATCATAAGCCATAATTCCATCCTCCTTCGTTTATAATGTTATTTATTTCCACGTTTGTATATGTTGTACCTCCAAGTATTTGAACACGAGCTTCAAAATCACCTTCGAGGAAATCACTATTCATCACCTCTTTTTCATTGATAATGATAAATCCTTTCTTTGTTCTATGTCCGCTATCACTGATTCCAGCATTAGTGACTGTTTTGGTTTTTGCTACTACATATCTCATAATTATCAGTTTATGTAAACATTTCCACTTTTGTCCGTATATTCTGTGCCCGAAGCATCAGTCATAACTTTAAATATCGGTTTCTGTTCCGCTTCCACGTATATATCAAGCCAATCATCAAGATATGTATTTCCAATTCCTGTACGAGATAATGTTATCACCGTTTCAGTTCCCTCATTATGTTGTACTCCGGTTAAATTCTCTGTATCAGTAAACCATACCATCTTTAAAATTGGAGCGGGAACCGGAACTATATTTCCATTGTAATGCACCATTACTTTAT